CACTCTTTTAGTTCTTCGTCTTTTAAATCTGTTGGTTGTGGTAACTTCCACTTACCTAAACTTCTATCCATTACTTCTTCTTTGGTGGTAATAGCATCACACCACCTGATGCTTCTACTTGTACTTTCTCAGTTTTAATTAAACCTACTCTATCTAACAATTCTTTTGACGCTGCAAGTTTATCTCTGATACCTAACTGTGTAGGGTCATCTACACCACTAACCATTGCAACTGCTGCTTTAGGTGCGTTACGACTCATGAATAGATGAGTAGCTTCCATTATCTCATCTTTCATTGTTGCAATTATAGAAGTTGTAGCAGAGTGCTCAGAGTAACCTGCTAATAGTTTTGCTTTTACTACATCGCCATTTGCTTCTTCAAAAAGAACATCTAAAAACTTTTGTTGTCTTTCTGTTAATTCTCTTTTTTTCATAAAGGAACTCCGTGCTTAACAACTCTGTCAATTAAACGTTGTGCTCTGTTTGTTGTTTGTTTGTACCATCTTGAGTCTTCCATCTGATTTGCCATTTCAGCAAAGTCCTGCATTTCTACTGCAGCAATCATCTTTCTGAATTTACTTAATCTTGGTCTCCCAAGTTGGAAAGACATATTGGCTAACACTCTTTGTACATCTTCAGGTAGGTCATCAAAGTTACTAAATAAATCTTTACAATCATTAATAGATACTTCTATGTCTTTTGCAAACCATTCATTAACCTTTTCTTCAGGTATAGAAGTTCCAATAGGTTTATCATAATAATCTTCATCCCACTCAGTAATCAAATGTCCGATTCCCCCAGTCAAATGACCTTCACTGCAATGGTATGTTTCATATTTCACACCCTCGTCAAAAGTAATTTCTTCTCTTAACTTATCTATATCCATTATCTGATTCCTTGTCTACGTTGTTCTGCATGTAAAGACTCAACGTGTTTACGATAAAAATAGTTTCCTATTTTATTAATTATACCTGATATATGTAAAAATGTCAAGGTTTTTATACTCATTTCTTTTTCAACATTTTAGCTGCTTGACCTACACCTTTGATACCAAACGATGCAGATATGGCAATGTATAATAAGTATTGATACCAATCAGGTAACGTTGCCAATACTTCAAAACCTTGTTGTACATATTCTCTCATTCCCGGAATAAAAACTAATATTGCAGGAGCTAGTAGTACAACTAAAGCAAATTCGTCTTTCCACGAATCGTTTGTAGCATCTGCCATTTTGCCTTCCCATTCTATTTGTCCTGTAGCTACTTTCTCTGCTACAGTTGCTCTAGCTTTTGCTTCTGCTACTTTTGCTTTACCTTCTGCTTTTGTTTTTTCTAGTTTGTTTTGAAACCATGTTCCTGCGAGATTTGCGATTGGTCCTATCAATGCTTGTATCATTATCTATCTTTTCCTTTAATCTTTCTGCTCTTAGCTTTTCTTTTACTTTAACTGAATTTACGAAATCTTGATGTTTTCTTTGCAATCTTTTTGGGTTGTTTAGATACCTGTTTACCTGCTCTCTTCGCTTTTCGTTTAGCAGCAGTAGAGGCTGCGTATTCACTGGGAGAAAGAGCCTTAATTGCTTTCTCAGGTAAATAACGTTCACCAGTTGCTTTACTCCCTTGTGTACTAGGTTTACCTGACTTGGTTCTCCATTTTTGTTTTGTCCACGCAACAAGTGACCTTTGCCCTTTTTTTAATGCCATGTATACTCCTTACATACATAAATCTTCATACTTAGTTGTATGAAGTCTATGTTGTGATAAGTCTCCTTGACTTTTTTTAAATAGTTGTAATAATAATTGTATCATATTTTACCTGTCCATTTACCCACAAAGTATAGTATTATTCCACCTAATCCTAATAATGCTATAAATGCTATACTGTAACCTGCGTATTCAAGTATCTCTTCTCTTCTTTTCTTTGCTAATCTTTCTTGTTCTCTTTTAGCTTTTCTAGCCTCTGCTTGAAACTTCTGCCAATCTGCCCATAATCCCGGTCTACCTACATATATCATTATTTGTTTGAGTTCTTCTTCTTTTTGCTTTAGTTCTTCTAAAGCCATGAACTCTTCTAAATCATTTGTGTATCCACCTTTAGCTTTCTGCTTACTTGCTTTTCGTTCTATAGATTCTTTAGCAAGAACAAAATCTGATATTTGTTTTCCACAACTAGCAAGTTCTTTTCCGTTGCTTATGAAACTTTTTATAACTCCGAATGCTGCATTTGCTGCTGCGAGTTCTGCTAACATTTTATTTCCTTACAGGTTTACAATATGCAGTTATTCTTTGATTTCCATCCTCTGTCGGTATAGCTGGTTGGTCATGCAGTTTTTCTGCAAAATAAAGACATTTATTAACATCTTTAAATCTTTGAGTTTGATTTACAATTTGGGTATCAATCATAAATACAAGAAGAAACTCTATCATTTAGACAGGCACACCCTCTATGTCATCGTCTTCTTTGTGACAGTCACAAGAACATTCCTCGCAGTCACACTCGTAACATTCACAGGTATCACATCTTTTTCTTTTTTCGTTCATGTGCTTTCTTTAAACTTTCTTTTGCTTTCTTAAATATGGCAACGACTTCTGTCTTGCCCATTACCTTTGCTCTTTGTTCAGCGACAGTAAGTATTTGTATCTTTCTCGCATAAGGCTTATTGACTTTTTTAACTTTTGCAACTGTGTTTCTTGCGTCTGTCGGTGTGGCAAACTTGATGCTAACTGTGTCTTTAGGGTTCTCATCCGTGTATAAGCGTCTCCCTGAACCTTTTGGTTTTTTACCCGTGCCAACTTTAGGGTCTTTCTTTTTCTTTGGCATTAGCCTCTGTATCCTCCACCTTTGGCTTTGTATTGTTTTGCTAACATCTGAGCTTTTCTAGCACTCCACTGTCCCGGAGAACCACCTTTGCCACCTGCTTTAATGCGATTAAATAATGCCTTACGCATAGTAGGCTTAGTGTAGTTACCTGCTTTATTTACTGTGCTTTTGCTTTTTGTTCTTGCCACTGTTATCCTCGTATAAGTTATTAAATGTTGTATGAGGGTCTAGATAGGATTCATGGGACTCTGCTGAATGTGTCCATTGGGATGGAGCAAAATCAGGAGCACCTTCTCCTGTTACCCATAAGGCAGGACTCGTTGCTCTGACTCTATTATTCGGTAATGCAACAATGTTACCTGTCCAAGCTCCTGCATCTAACAAATACATTACGTGTGATTGTTTATGTTGTGCAGGGTCATCTGCTATATCACTCTCAGTATAGTCTACTGTAAACATATACCTAGCAGTATAAAATGCATTGTCTATTTTACAAAGCCACGGGGAAGAACTGACTCTATCCATAACAATGACACTATGGTTTCTAGCTTCACAGTCCCAAGGTTGACACAAATGGTCTTGCATTGGTTCTGCCCAATTATCTACAGGTATGTCTGCAACTAATGCTTGTATTGGCATTCTTGCCCACATTGCACCACCATGAATGTTTTCATCTTCGGTACAACCTGTAAACACTACCTGAAAGCTCAATGACCTATCAGGTATGGTATTAACTGCGAATGCTATCGCATGAAGGAACTCACCATGATATTGTTGGTGATTACAAGTGAACTCTCTTCGCACCCAACACTTAAAGTGTGGGATGTTACTAATGAGATAGGGCATTACTTTTTACGTTTAGTTGCTCCACCTTTAGCCATGTACTTGGTCTTTTTCATTCCACCTTTAGCCATGTACTTAGTTTTTTTCATACCACCTTTTGCCATATATTTAGTTTTCTTTTTCATTGCCATTTTTATATCCTTATGCACTTCTATGAAGTTTACCTGCAGTTCTTGTTCTGCGATAACTTCTATTCTTACCCTGTCTTTGGACAGTTAAATTACTAGGTCTGTTATCCCTAGGATTGCCGTTTCTGTGAGCCACATCTTTGCCATCTCCTCTTTTGACTTTCCCTTTTTTAAGCATTAAACGTCTAGCAGCATTTCTACTTGCTCTATCCTTTTTTTGCTTTTGTTGTTTTTGGTAACGTTTGTATTCAGAAACGTAATTACGAGTAGCCATTACTTTTTCTTTTTACCTTTACTGCCTTTACCTTTTTTCTTCATCATGTCTATGGAAATAACAAGAAGACCTTTAGATGCCTTTCTATAGTCAGTGTTGCTTACTCTAGGCTTTTTACTAGGCATACCACCACCATACATGAATCCCATTTTATTTCTTACAGGAGTTGGTAGTTTAGATAAGCCTGGATTCTTTTCTTTGTCTACAGGTTTTAATG